GGCGGTATAATATGGCATACACTTTAGCAAACTTACAATCTGACATTAGATCATACACAGAAGTAGATAGCTCTGTTTTAACAGATGCTATTTTAAATACAGTTATTAAAAATGCTGAAAATGAAATTTACAGAGAAGTAGACTCCGATGTTTCAAATTTTTATGCTACATCAAACGCAGTTATTGGAAACAGATATGTTACTATTCCTTCTGATTTAAGAACAATTAGATATGTTCAGTTAACAGATGCCGATGGAAAACAAGTTTTTTTAGATCAAAGAGATCCAAGTTTCATGGCTGAGTATTATGAAACTCCTGATACAGCTAATGGACTTCCTCAATACTATGCTAGTTGGGATGAGAACTTTTGGGTAGTTTCACCTACACCAGACGCAGCTTATAAAATAACATTAGCCTACACTAAACAACCAATAAGTATTACAAATTCTACTCAACCCACAGGATCCCCTGCTTCTTTAAATGGAACATATGTTAGTAATAAATACCAAGATATGCTTTTATATTGTTGTTTAAAAAATGCATATGGGTACTTGAAAGGACCGGCAGATCTGTTACAATACTACAACACAGCTTTTAGAACTGCTATGGCTTCTTATGGAGTCGAACAACAAGGACGAAGAAGAAGAGGCGAATATGACGATGGTGTTATTCGAACTCCGATTAAATCAGACTCACCATCAACATATTAATAAGGAGATAAAAACATGGCAAACATAGTACCAAGATCATTTGGAGTATCTTTACTGTCTGCACAACATGATTTTGCAACTTCAGGTCATACCTTTAAGTTAGCTCTGTACACAACTAACCCATACGATGCTGCAAGCACTGTATTTGCTGGTGGTACAAGTAACGGTGAAGTAAGTACTGTTGGCACAAATTATGTTGCAGGGGGCAACGCACTTACAAGTCAAGCTGTTGCAACAGGAGCAGGTAGCGGAACAGGAGCATTAGTATCTACTGTAGATTTTGCAAACACAGTGTGGGGAGCAGCAACAACTGGAGCTGCAACTTTTGGCGCTGCGTTTGGTGCAATTTATAATACAAATACTGTAGATAGTGTAGCAAATAGATTAGTAGTAGTGTTAGACTTTAGTGGAACTAAAACAGCAACAGCTGGTGACTTTACTGTCGCTTATCCAGATCCAACAACTGGAAGCCCTGCTGGTGTAGCAGCTATCATAAGTTTAAACGCTAATTAAAAATAGGAAAAAAATATGGCGTTGGTAATAAACGACAGAGTAAAAGTAAACAGTACAGCGACTGGAAACAGTCAAACTACTTTTGCAATTAATAATACTGTGCTTACAGGTTTTGAAACTTTTGCAACTGGCATTGGTGTAGGTAACACAACTTATTATTGTATTTTTAATCAAGGTACAAATGAGTTTGAAGTTGGTTTAGGAACATTAAGTTCTACAACTAATTTACAAAGAACTACAATTCTTTCTAGTTCTAACTCAGACAGTGTAGTTGATTTTAATGCAGGCACAAAAGATGTATTTTGTACTTTACCAGCAAGCAAAGCAGTTTATTTAGATTCAACAGGTACCCCTGTGGGTGCCGCAAGTAACGGATTTAGCGTGGCAATGGCCATAGCTTTATAAGGAGAAAAATATGGCACAAGATTTTACTAGATATGCAGTACAAGCAACTAACAGTGCAGGTACAGTATTTACAGCAAATTCAAATGATGCAGTGATTGGAATCAGAATTGCAAACATAGTAACTTCAGCAATTTTAATAGATGTATTTGTAGCAGTTGGAGGTTCAACTAACAGATACATTTGTAAAGATTTAAGCATTCCACCAAACAGCGCAGTAGAGCTTGTTTCAGGTGGTGCTAAATTTGTAATGCAGAATACTGACATACTAAAAGTAGAGTCAGATACTGCAACAAGTGCTGACGTTTATGTTAGTGTAGTAGATTCAATTAGTGCATAGGAGGATAAATGGATAGTTTATACAATACAATATATATCGGTAACAAACCGGGCGCAGAACAAATTTATACACATGCGGAAACGCTCGACAATAAAGATATGGTTATTGAGTCAGCGGTTCTCGCTGGACCAGTAACTTTTACTAATACAATAACAGTAACAGGGACTTTGGTAATAGTATAATGTCAAAAATAGAAGTAGATCAGGTAGACCCGCAATCAGGCACAACCTTAACTTTAGGCACGTCTGGAGATACAGTTAGTATTCCTTCAGGAGTAACTTTAGCTAATGCAGGAACAGTTACAGGTATTCCAACCTCTGCTCTTACAGGAACAATTGCAACAGCACAAATTGCAGATGATGCAGTAACTTTAGCTAAAATGGCCCCAGGTACAGATGGTAATATTATTTCATATGATGCATCTGGTAATCCAGTTGCAGTTGCAACAGGAAGTGCAGGACAAATTTTAACTTCTGCTGGAGCAGGTGCTCCTCCGACTTTTGCAACAGCAGCAGCTGGTGGAAAAATTTTACAGGTAGTTCATTTTCAAAGAAATGGTACAACAAGTATTTCTAGTGGAAGTTTTGTTACAACTAATATAACTAAAGCTATAACTCCAAGTGCAAGTGACTCAAAAATTTTAGTTTTTGTTAATGGAGTTTTTAGTATGAATGTTAGTAGAGCAACTGTTTTTTCTGGAGTTTCTTTAAGAAGAACAATAGGAGGTACAACAACAATTTTACAAGGTGATGGAAATAATGATTTTCTTTGTAATAATGTTTTTGGTGCTTCTAATATGCAAATGGTTGGTAACTTTGTAATAAGTGACTTAGATTCGCCTAATACAACATCTGAAACCACTTATGAAATTTTTGCAAGAATTGAAACATCTGGAGAAGCTATTGTATATAATAATGGTAGTATGGGTTCTGTTATGACATTAATGGAAGTAGGAGCTTAAATAATGAAAACTGTTGATAAAATTATAAAAAGCATATTTGCAATAAATCCAACAGCTCAATTTACTTTTGAAGAAGAAGATATAGATAATATTCAATGGCTAAATGGAACAACACCAATTTCTAAATCTGATCTTGAAGCTAAAATGTTAACTATTGAAAATGAAATTGCACAAACAGAAACAGACAAAGCAAATAAAAAAGCATCTGGTAAACAAAAATTAAAAGACTTGGGATTAGATGATGACGAAGTGAAAGCGTTAATAGGAGCATAATGACAAGTAAAATAAAAGTAGATAACATAGAAAACCAATGCGGCGGTGCAGTAGTCACTAAATGTGGTGGAACAACTACAATCGCAGGAACTAATGTAAATGCAACTACAGTTACAGCAACTAATGTTGTTGGAAGTACTGCAGTAAAATCAAATGCAATTCAAGCAAGTGATGGCGGTAATTTAGTTAGTCAATCAGGTACAACTATTACACTTGGTGCAAGTGGTGACAATATTGTTTTAGCGGGTGGCGCAACGCAATCAGGTTTTGGTAGAACGGGGACAGTTAATTGGGTCACAACAGTTAAAACAACAGGCTTTACTGCAGTAAGTGGTGAAGGTTATTTTTGTAATACAGCAGGTGGAGCTTTTACAGTTACACTACCATCGTCACCTAGTGCTGGAGATATAGTTGCAGTTTCAGATTATGCAGCTACTTTTGATACAGCTAATTTAACACTTGGAAGAAATAGTTCCAATATTGGTGGACAAGCTCTCGATTCAATTTTATCAACAGAAGGAATAGCGGTTACATTAGTATTTATAGATGCAACAAAAGGATGGATTGTAACCGATTCAGGTCTACAATCAAATGCACCAGGACCAAAATATGTTGCAGCAACAGGTGGAACCATAACAACCATAGGTGATTTTAAAGTTCACGCTTTTACAGGACCAGGAACATTTTGTGTATCTTGTGCAGGAAATTCTGCAGGTTCTAGTGGTGTATCTAATTTTTTAGTAGTTGCAGGTGGTGGTGGAGGTAGTAAAGCTGATATAGGTGCTGGGGGTGGTGCTGGTGGTTTAAGAAATTTAAGTTGTGTATCAATTACAGCTCAAGGTTATCCTATTGTAGTTGGAGGTGGTGGTGCTCAACAACCTGCTTTTGGTCAAGGAAATAATGGAAGTAATTCAACAGGTATTAGTATTACCTCTACTGGCGGTGGCGGGGGCGGGGGATCAGCTCCTCCATATGTAGCAGAACCAGGAAGTCCCGGTGGGTCTGGCGGTGGCGGTGGAAATGCTGGTGGATCCGGAGGAAGTGGTAATACACCTCCAGTAAGTCCTCCTCAAGGAAATGATGGTGCACTTGGTGCAGGCGGAACTCCAACTCAACCCGGTGTAGGCGGTGGCGGTGGTGGAGCTAGTGCTGCAGCATCTCCTGTACCTGGTGGACCTCCAGTTGGTGGTATAGGTGGTGCAGGTTTAGATGTAAGTCCTTTCTTTGGAGCATCCCCTCAACCTTTTTATCAAGCAAATGAAACTGATAGAGGAGTTACAGTTGGTGGTCAATTTGCTGGCGGTGGTGGTGGAGCTGGAGATGGACCTGGCGGAGCAAATGGTGGACCTGGTGGTGTAGGTGGTGGTGGAAAAGGTTCTAGTCCAGGAAATTCTGCAGGATATGCAGGAACAGTAAACTCTGGCGGTGGTGGAGGTGGTGGAGAAAATACTAGAGCTCAAGGTGGCGCTGGAGGTTCGGGTATAGTATTAATTAAATATAAATTTCAAAATTAGGTAAATTATGAGTGAAGTAAAAGTAAATAAAATTAGTCCACGATCCGGAACAGATGTTACACTAGGTGATAGTGGCGATACGTTCACAATTCCTAGCGGTGCAACAATTAATAACCAAGGTACAGCAG